CATACCTGTTGGGTTGTAGTCTGTATTCAACGCATAAACAGCTTCTTCAGTACCACCCATCCACATAGCAGCGAAGGTTAACGCTTTGGTTAATGCTTCACTGATTGTGATGGCCACATCTGCTGTAGTTGAGTTCTGTGCAACTTGGTCTAGACTCTTAGCTTCTGCGCTCTCAGCACCACTCTGACGAGGTTTTAATGCTTCTGCGCCTAATGCTGCCATTCGCTGCTCATCGTCTTGTAGTGATATTCTAAGCGCGTCTGCATTGCCGTTTGGCTGCAATATACCGAATGTCGCATCAGTGTTTCTGTTTGACCATTTGACACCGTTACCCATTAGCATGTTCTGACCAGAATCAGCGCCCGTTTCATACCATATAGTGAATGATGAGAAATGGTTTTTACTGTTGTAGTCTGCGCTTACCTGGTAGTGGTGAAAGTTCATATCTACAAGGTCATTGATGATAGATTTGTTTTCTGCACCTACTTCGACAAAGTAAAAAGGTATTTCATCGGACGTGCCACCGTTAATGGTAACAGGCAATAACTCTTCTATTGGCTCGCCCCCATCATTGTAGAGCGCCTGATGATATACGCCCTTGACTAACTCTAATACTCGATATTGTTTCTCAACATCAACCTTGAAGCCTTCACGCTTGGTAACTAGCTCACACAATACAACCAAGGAAAGCTTCTCAACGTTATTAACTACCTCGTAGTCCCAATTAATAATGTCCTCGAATTTATATGATAATAGCTTAGGCCGTAGGTTTTGAGCTTCTACATCGGCAATGCTTGAGCCTTCAGGCGTAGATGGTCTAGCAACTAATAACCCAGAGCGAGGTGATATCATGGCCTCAGTTGCCGCTTTCTTAGCTAAGTCACGTAACGAATTACCTTTGCTGTCTGCATTGGTATCAAGGTATTCAATTGATGCTGGTAGCTCTTGTACGGGCTTCTTTGAGAATATCAGACCAACCAAACCATCAACAGTTCGACCTGTTGCACCATAGAATGATGCGAGCGCCAGGTATTTAGTGTAAGCCGCTTGGCCTTCTTTGGTTAGTGATATGTTCTGCTTTAATTGCTGTTCACCGCTATCATCATAGGTGACGGAGCAACACATGGAAGCTAAGGGCGGTAAAAACTTAACACCCCCACGCTTTACAGAACGTTCACCAGCGACAGCCGCACGGTTTCGTTGTACGTCTATTAACTGGTCGGTGTATTCATCTCTTGGTTCTGAAACTGTGGTCATATTAAGCCTATTAATTATGTTAGGTTATCGGCTTAACCGATTTTTGGTTATTATACTATCAAACGCCCTGATGTGGTAGTGGGCTTGATAACCGGATATTTATAGTGTATTAGGTAGCCGTTGGCATCCACACTGTGGTCATTGTTACTCGTCTTATCTGGCTCACCTGCTTTATTGTACACCTGCTGCTCTAAATTAGACGTATGCACAGAGCATTGTTTGACATTGACAAAGTGTAATCTTTTGATGAAGCTCGTATTCATTGCCAAGACCCTATCCTTTACAAACGGGTTTCTGTTCTTAGCATATATCTGAAAACCTGCCTGCTTTAATAGTTGTATGGATGATTCAGACGCGCCTTGGGCGTTTCTGTTTTTACCACTTGCATCAGGATAAATATTAACCTGGCAATTCTCATAGCGTTCTTTTATCGTCTTAATGATGCTCGGTGTATCGTACCCGCCTGTTATCTCGTCAACGTCATAGCATATTCCCTTACGGATAACTGAAACAACCGCACACATGTTTGTCACGTTAAAATCTAAGCCGATATGTAATGCCTCACGACCGTTCCATGTTACATCGGTGTTACATGTAACCCTATCAAACTCATTGTACACCGTACCAGATGTAAGGTTAACAAAGTCACCCTCAATATAAGCATTAATTAGCTCACCTGGGTAAGTCTCTTTTAATGTGTCAATGTAGTTGGCTGGTAAGTACTTTTCGTTTTCGTATGTCGAAGCCTGAACCATTGAATAGCTTTTGGACGGGTCTTTCTTAAATTTCGAGTAGACAAAGAGGAATCCTTCTGGGGTAGTGGTAACACCTATACTATTTTCAACGCCTTCAATTTTAAGACGCATACGAGCAACGATTTTATTCCATGCGTGATTAGCTTTTTCTTTTGGTAGTACATCAATTTCATCCACCAAGGCGCGTGATATCTTAAAACCTACTATCGATTGTGGGTTATCCATAGAGCGACAAATAACAGTGCCATAAAAGAAGCCGTTACGATACACATGCACTTCTTTGTTAGACTCACGAATTACAACCGTAAAGCCTAACAGGTGTGCAGCCTCTTCAAATGTGGGGTAAAAAATATCCCGCATTGATGGATAGCTTATACCAAAATAACCCTGTGTCGTACCTGGGTGCTTACCAAAGAAGTTGAGTAAATCAATACAACCTATGAACGTTTTGCCGCTACCAAATCCACCCACATATGCCCTATACGGCGTTTTAAGCACATTAAGGAATATGTTTTGCGGCGCACTAAGTATCGGCATTTGTTATTTTGACGTCTTTAACAGGCTCACTCACTTCAAAGTTTATAGTTAATGGCTGAGCTGAACCGCTTGTGGTGTCATCTTCTTTGACCTTATAGCGTTTAGCTGCCAACCTTTCTGCATCCCATTCGATAGCGCGTATTTGTTCTTTAACCAATGTTATCCACACATTACCTGGCACATTTTGAGGTAAATTCTGTATATCATTAAACGCTGAGTCTATCAATTCGTGCCTTTCTTCAGCCTTCAAATGCGTTCTAAACTGTAGAGCCTGTGCATATTGGTATGAGAAATCTGTGTTTTTAACAAGCCATCCATTAAGAGTTGCACGGGGTGGCATGTCTTTTTGTTGACATATTTTATGTACGGAAAGGCCGGACATGATTAGAGCGCAGACCTCAGCGCCTATCTTCTCGTTATACTTTGTGGGTTGACCCCTTCCTAATGCCTTTGGCATGATATCCCCTTCAGAGATTAGCCGCCCGAAAGCGGCTTAATTGTTATACGTTTGAGGTTACTGTACCTGAACCACCAGCGTTAACTGTAAAGTTAAGACCTAATGTGGTGTCTGCTGCTGTTGTTCCGCCGTCTGCTGTCATGTCAATGAACTTAAACACGTCTTTGCTCGCGCTGGTGTCATTGTAAATAGCAATAGTCTTACCGGTGATTGGATTAGAAGCATTAGCACCAAAATTAAAATCATCATAATCAAGCTTACTTACTGAGCCTGTACGTGTCCAAGTGCTATTAGTTAACGTTGTGTCTTGAACGTATGCACCTGCACTTGCAACCTTAGTGTAGTTAGCTATGCCAATTAATACCGCATCTTCGTCAATCACTGTAAAAGAATCGGTGATGATGACGTATTTAAAAACGTTTGTGTTGTTGTTATAAGTGCCTAAGCCTGATTGTAGGTCGTATTCGCTCGTGCGTTTGCTGTCTGATAATGCCATGTTGTTACCCCTTGAAATTAACTGTAATGTTTGATAATTGATATGATGCTGTTACACCAGATGCCTCGTATTGTACACTATATAAATCATTCGCAAAACCCGCGCTAACTAAGCCCACATCTTGAGTCGCCCCAGTTGATATAGACGGGTTAAGCGATACAGATGCAGAGTTGATAAGCTGTGATGTGATATTGATAACCGCTTTGTACTCAACTAACGGGTCAAGGCTAACGCTTGAGCTGTCAACGGTAACAGGTGACAATATCAATGCACTGGTGTAATCAATTGACGGGTTAAAGCTAACAGAATTAGAGTTAACCACGCTAGGTGATATGTTTAATATGCTTGTGTAATTGACCACTGGGTCAAGACTAACAGAATTAGAATTCACAGCCCCAGGTAATAAATCCAACGCTGAAATATATTTGACTACTGGGTCAAGACTTGAAGATGTTGAATTAATAGCAGTAGGAAATATGTTTAAAGATGCACTAAACGATATGTTTGGATTAAGTGCTGAAGAGCTAGAATTGACGGTTGCAGGCTCAAGCAATACCACGGACGCATATTGTAGTGCAGGATTTAATGCACTAGAAGCCGAATTAACGACACTAGGCGCAAGCAACAAAGATGCACTGTACTGGATTACAGCATTTAACGTGCTGGATGCTGAATTAACGACACCGGGTGTAAGGCTCAGCAAAGAAGCATATTGCAGTGTTGGGTTAAAGCTCTGACTATTTGAATTTATAGTCGTAGGTGTTAGATTTATTGCTCCACCGCTTGGCTCATCAGTAGCAGTCCACCATGCACCTGTTGCTGATTGGTTGTCATATTCAATATCTATTTGGGTTGATGATTTAGCTGAAGAACATACAGAAGATTCACCTATCCTGTTTGCGTATGCAAAACCTACCGTTCCAAGGCCCCCGTTTCCCCTAAACCCTAACCTTAAAGGTACGGCAGGTTGTGACCCTTTTGATATTACTATCGTATTACGGGACACACCGTCTATGAAAAGCTCACAGCTTGTACCTGTTATAACATAGTCTGCCTTATGCCAGCCTGATAAAGCACTCCCTGCAAATTGGGTAAAAGTCCCAGATGAATCTTGATAGAAGTATTCAAAAATCGAGCCTGAACCTGTTAATCCTGTTTGGTATTGATTTATACTCCCATCTCGCCTAGAGATGAACGTACCCGCAGAATTGCCGTTGTGCCAGCTTGTTAAAGTGTAATTTCCTACTGTATCCCCTATAGACGCATCCGACAAACGTTGCTTGGGTGCGGTTAAATCATCTGCCCCAGAGGGCTGCCCTGTTCCAACTGCTCCACTTCCATCATCTATCATTGCTAATGAGGCTGTTGACTCTGTAACCCCACCATCATGTGAATAAAAACTAAAGGCAGACCACACAGCATTACGACCAAAAGCAGCATCAACTGCTGGCTGTGTAGCTCCTGTATTATCACCCCAGACGTATATTAGTGCACCCGTAGATACGGCAGGAACCTTAACCCATACAACATCACCTGTCGCCTTGGTAAAAGTAACCACTTCACAAGCTAACTGTGTTGTACCAGCCTCATCACTACTGAAGCGTAAGTCACCACCGCCAGCATCAAGGCTAGCAAGCATTGTTGCAGTGAAGTCTTCATATTTTACTAACGTTGGTAGTTCACTAGCAGAACCAGTTACTGCTGGGGCTGTTAGTGAGCCTAGTCGTGTGAATCCTACTAAAGACATTTAAACCTCCGACATACCAACCGTCAACTTACTCACTGCTCTC